CAAATAAGATCCAGAAGCGGTCTTGCTTTAAAACAAGGATTGTTTGTTTTAAACTCTCCTGGGACCATAGATGCGACCTATATTAATGATGAAATAGGTATTATTATAGTAAATGCTTCACGTAAGGTTCAATCCATTAAGTTAGGAGATCGTGTGGCTCAATTGGTTCCAAATAAAGTTGAACTATTGGATATTGAAGTAGTTGATAAACTTTCTGGAGTAGATAGAGGTGGTGGTTTTGGTCATACAGGTACTAAATAATGTGTATTTCACCTAGTTATCAATACTTTACAATTCCTAATGATGGAAAAACCATATATAATATTTTAAATAAATCAAATGTAAGATTAAAAGTATTAGAAGATGGAAGAATTATTATGTGTAATATCGATCCAGATGTTATTTATATCTTCAGAAGAGATATGGATTAATACATATGAAAATAAATAGAAATTATGTTAAAACTTATTTAGTTTTTTCTAAAGACGCAAGATTAAATCAAGAGTCTTTAATTAAAAGTTATGGAAATAACATCGAACCCTTTGATGTTAAAGAAACTGATACCCAAGGATTTATTTTAAAAAGTAAAGATGAATTAATAATTAGTTTTAGAGGAACTCAACAAATTCCTGATTGGTTTACTGATTTCGATGGTTTTCAAGTGGTGTATCCATATAATAATAAAGATTCTAAAATTAAAGTTCATAAAGGATTTATAAATGCATATAAATCTACTAGAGAAATAATTCACCAAGCAATTAATAGAATTAATCCTAAAAGTATAACTGTTTGTGGACATTCTCTAGGAGGAGCACTAGCAACTTTATGTGCAGTTGATATTCAATATAATTTTCCTGATAAAGTTTTATTTTGTTATACTTCTGGACAACCAAAAGTTGGAAATAAGGATTTTATGGAATCTTTTAATAGACGTGTACCTAATATGACTCGAACATATATGCGAAAAGATATAGTTCCAATGTGTCCTCCTAATTGGTTAGAAAAACTTTCAGGTGGAAAATATTATCATGTAGGAACACCAAATCCAGTAGGACCTAAACTATTTATGTTTGGATTATTCAATTGGTTATTAAAAATTAATAAAGATACTTTAATAGAAAATTTGGCAAATCACGCAATGGAATTATATTTTGCATTTGCTTAACTTTAAATAATACAACGAAAGGTAAAAAATGGCCGAACTTACAATTATAACTGATGGTACTTTAAATGGTACTAAATTAATGGTAGATGGAAAAGAAATTACAAAGAAAGAAAAGGTAGTTAATATTCAACTATATGCCTCTGCTCCTTATAAAAGTCAAATGACTGGTGAAATTTATAAAGGTGGAGTATCAGTAGATTATTCAACTATAGATGATAAAGGCACAATACAAAGTCAAAGAATTGGTTCTTCAGATTCCAATTATACCAAAGGAATTGGTCAAAAAATTAAACAAGAGGATCAGGTAGTAAGATTTATTGGTGAAGAAATTGATGCTAATATTTCAACATTAATTGATAAAATTTTGGCTCATAAAGATGCAAATAAAAGTTGGACCAAAGAAAGTCTATCCAATAGAACGAAAGATTCTCTTAAAGATCTATCAATAGATCTAGGAATTACTATAGATAATTAAGGAAATTAATATGGCTTGTAAATCAAAAGGAAAAAAGAAACCCAAATGAGACCAATAAGATTTAAAAGTGGATCGATTATGAAGGGAGCAGGATACGATAAAAGATTAAAACCTCCTAAAGATCCTACCTTGGTACCAAAAAAGAAAACAACACCAGAAAAAACTGGTATTAATATTAAATAAATATTTGATCATAGTTTTCTTTTAAGACTCATACTATTTATGAGGAACATCACTCTTACGTGATGTGTGTTACATAAACCTCCTTCCTTCCATACGAAGAATATTATATTCTTCGACCTCCTTTTTCTAGGGGAATCCAGTTCTTGGGTTCCCCTTATTTATTACATGCCTATACTAAATCTGGAGATCTTATGATTGCAAATAAATTAAAAAGAAAAATATGTAGAGATAAATGCTACATATGTTTTCAAAATTGTGATAAAGGATTGTGTTCCTATCATCAAACCTTATATAAATGGGATTCTTCTATTAAAGGATTTAGATTAAAGAAAAAGAATAGAGGTTCAAGATATACAAAGGATGAATTTCATAAAAATGAAATAAGATTAACAAAAATTTTGGAACAGGTATATGGATCTAAAAATATTATAACATCTTATCATCCTCTGTGGGCTGAATCAACTAAACATGTACTTCTTGAATATGATATTTATATTAAGAATAAAGATATCTTAGTGGAATACCAAGGCAGACAACATTATGAACACGTTCCATTTTTTGGAACTAAACAAGAATTTTTGTTACAAAAAAAACGCGATAGTAGAAAAAAAAGATTAGCAAAGATTCAAAATAAAAAACTTATATGTATTAAATATAATGAACCTATATTTAAAGATTATATAATTAATAAAATTGAAGGCTCACAGGCCCAATAAAGGAGAAATTAATGGAGTCAATGATTATACAGGGTGCTTCTGCAAGTGGATTTTATGCGGGAAAACCAGGAATGTATTTAAGTGTACAAAATATAGACTTTAGTGTCCCGATGAGTGGTACACTTACTAATGCTTCAATTACATTAAGTGGAGCATATGGTAATACTAAATATACATTTAATAATGATACTGATGTATGTGTTAGATTTGCACCAAACGAAGACGTTTATGTAACTACGTCAAATTTTGCAGCAGGTTATAGTGCTATTATAAATTATATTGAAGGTGGTGATATGGCTTCTTATATGCAATATGATACAGTTCGTATTTCTCCTGTTGAAGGTACAAATACTTTCTGGAGATATCGATGATGGGTATCATACATACAATATTAAATCTTCTAGGTATACACTATACAGCTATTATACTTATATTAACACTCTTGGTCTTATTAACAATATCCATCTTTGGTAATGTTGGTTTAAATTGGTCAACTAAAACTTTTACCTTTGGTTCTTCAAAAAAAGATAAACAACGATCTTGTAGAGATTGTATAACTACAATACACGCAAAAAGAGTAATTTTTGAAGGATTATATAATACTAAACACAATAGTATTCTAAAATTGCAGATGACTTTTGCTGAACATAAATTACAAGAAATACAGACCTCTATTGGAAAACAATTAGATAAAAAAGTTCAGGATGATATACGTAGATCAGCAAAAGAAAATGGGTTTGAAATTCTTAGTGAAGAACAATTTAAACAGTATATAATAGATAGACAGGGAGTATTATCTTTTATGATAGGTGACGAAAGTAATAATACAAAAAATATAATAGAAGAAATTTATAAAAACATGAGAGAAGTTAAAACAAGAATTAGTAATGAATTAAAAGATTTAGAAGTCGTCTATATCGACGATATAAATCAATATTGTAATCAAAAGGATTAATATGGCTAAATTTAGTAAAACTTCTAAAGATAGATTATCTACTTGTCATCCTTTATTACAAAAATTATTTAATAAAGTAATACTATTTTATGATTGTACAATTGTACAAGGATATAGAGGACAAGAGGATCAGGATAAAGCATTTAGTAAAGGAAAATCAAAATTAAAATGGCCAGATAGTAAACATAATTCAACACCTTCAATGGCTGTAGATGTTGCCCCATTTATAAATGGTCAAATATGTTGGGAATTTGTTCAAATGACTCATTTTGCTGGTTTTGTTTTAGGTTTGGCTACAGAAATAGGAATAAATATTCGTTGGGGTGGAGACTGGAATAGAACTAATAATTTGGCACAAAATAAATTTAATGATCTACCACATTTTGAACTAAAAATATAATGAGTAAGGTGGAGGGAAGTATTATGTCTGTAAATTTAAGAACCATAACTGAAAAACAAGAACTTGCTATGATAGAAAAAGAAAATCCAGAATATAAAGCATTGATTTCTATTTATCCAGCAGAATTATCTAGTGTATTAATAAATAGTAAAGATAAATTGGCTAAAATATGTAAAAGTCTTTCAAGTGCTTTAAGTTATACTTCTACAAATGCTGTGATTATGACTTGTTCTAATAAGTGTCCATATGTGGATGTATGTGTTCTAATAAAGAATGATTTAACTCCGACTGGATATCCATGTCCTATAGAGAAAAAAGTCATTATGGAGATGGAATCTGATATAGTCGACTATCTAGAAATAGATAGAAATAATCCTATAGAGATGGAAATGTTATGGGATTTAATCGATTCTAAAATTCTAGATATGAGAGCAAGTGGTGCTTTAAAGAGTGGAAAATTAACACAAACAGTTGAACAAAAAGTTGGACAACAAATAGTTACAAGAGAAGAAATTGCACCAGAAATTGAAATAAAAATGGAACTTAAGAGAATAAAAGCCAATATTATGGATGCGTTTGTTAGTACTAGAAGATCCAAGAAAAAGTATGGCATGAATAATGATGTTTCAACTCTTGAACAAATGATATTACAAGCAGCCAATAATGTATCTAGTAAAATCGATTAAACAATTTTTTAAAAGAAAAATTGATATTAAAAACTTTGCAGATAAAACAACAAAAAATCTTAAGCATTTGAGTGAATACACTACTGCTCATACAAGACATTTTTTAAGAGGAATTAAGAATACTAATATTAAAATAGTAAGTAATAGAATTGGTGAGACTGCTAAAAGAGAGAATCTTAAAAAATACTATGATAAATCTGCTCTTAAAATTAATGAAGAAGTTACAAGATTATTTGATCACGGAAAAAGATTACTTGAAGGAACTAAAGCAGGACAAATATTAACCAAGGTTTTCGATAAACCCTGGGCCAGGAGAACCGCTTTTATTGCAGCAGGAATAGGAGCATTGTCGTTAGTTGAAAAAACAGTTAATGGTTTTATACCAGAACCAGCCATTCCAGACTATTATAATAAAGGTTATGATACAATTAAAGAAAATATGACAGATTTTGGTTCTCCTGTAAATTTACTAAAAACTGCCTCAAAGACTATTACACCCTATTGGTCCAGTACTAGAAGATCTATTACTACAAGTGTAAATACTGTTATTGATAGAAATGTGGCCCTGTTCTCTAGTAAAAATGCTATCAAACACACGAGATATTAATTATGACAGAAAATTCGATTCTAATTGGAAAAGAACAATATTCTACAATTAATGAAATAAAAAATAGAGATCCAAAAACTTGGTTAAAAAATTCTGGTTGGGGCAATAAACGATCTAGGAAAAGTTGGAAAGGTCAAACTGGAACTACTGTAGAGAAATTTTATTCTGGAAAACATTCATCAGTTTTTACTACTAAAGAAGGAATTGGAACTATACTTGGTCCATCTCTAAAAATAAATAAACAACCAAAAACTTGGTTTGATATTATAAAACAAAAAGCAAGAATTCAACAAAAACAAACCGCTAGAGGGGTAACACAATTTGGAAAAGGGGTAGGAAAATTTAGTACAAAAATATTAAATCGGCCAGTTAAAGGTTTAAATAGTTTAGGAAAATTATTACTTGGTGGTGTAAAATCAACTAGAAGAACTATTAAATCTATACCATCTCCTATTAAAAAAGTAGGTGGCGCCCTTGGATTAGTTGCTGGCGCAACTGCTATACTAGGAATTACAATGATGAAAGGTGCAATGAATCAAGCAAGAGATATAGTATATGAAAGATATATGCAAGATCAAGCAGTAAGTAAAAACATTCTAAATAGTTCAAGAATGGGTCTCTCTGCAGGAACATCGAGAATGCAAAATATGGGTGCAACAGTTGGATTATCAAACGCACTTTCACGTACGAGACATGGAAGATAAATAATGGCACAAAATGTTTATGATCCCTATGGTAGTGATCAAGGATTATCAGTAGGAAGTATTACAAAAGACGCATTTACCAGTCCTTTAAAACCATCTACATATCTAGGAATGTATGCTGCATACCCTGGAATGTGGAGTATTGAAAAAGGTATATGGATGCCTTTTGCTGGTAAATCATTTGAACAAGGCGGAATTAAGGCCGTTGGCCAATCGTTATTAAAAGCAGGAATTGAAGCACATAAAGGTGGTATTGCTGGATATGCAAATCTTGCCAAAAAATCTTTGTGGAACATAGCAACATTTGGTCATTCAACTGGTGGTTACGTTGGCCAAAAATGGATGGATAAACAAAAATTTAAACCAGAAATTCAACAATTTTATAATAAAAGTGTTTCTGAATTACAAAGTATTGGATTAAAGTCTGGTATGCATTCAACAGCAGCTCTGGGTTCAGCTAAAAGGGAATCTCGAAAAATTTTGAATGATATGGCATACGATAGAATTAATTTTAAAAAAAATGTAACAGAGAAACTTGTTACTTCTGGAAAATTATCATATTGGTTAAAAAATCCAGTTAAATATAAAGAAATAGAAGAAATATCTTCTATTGCAAAAAAAGGTTTATTTATTGGTAATAAATTTAGAACTTTAGCAAAAGGTGGATTAGGTATAGGTAAAGGAGTAAGTTTTATAGGTGGTGCTATGTTGGCTTGGGATTTAATTTCAATGGTTGGAGAACCACTTGGAAGAGCAGCAATTCGTGGACTTAATAATACTATGACTGAATATCAAAAAAGATTTATGCCAGAAGTCGGTGGAAGATTGGAGATGAGTTATTTATCTCAAGGAGCGGCTACTGAAAGACAAAGAGCTATAAACTCGATAAGTAAAGCATATTTAAATGCTCGTTCAGCTTTTGGGACGGAAGCAGAAATGCTTCATAAAGGATTTTAAATGAGATCTGATGAAATTGTATCAAAAATAGAAACTGATGTGTTAAAATTATTAGAAACTACAATCAATATCTACATTAATAAGAGGTTTTATGTCAATAGATAAAAATATATTAGAAACATTTGAAAATCCAGTTATATGGTGTGAGTCTTATTTAAGAGATCCTAGAGATAAAGAAAAACCACTAATTCTTCGATCATATCAAAAAGAACTTATAGAAAATTCGATAAAATATCAACAGATGATTACGCAATGGGGTCGCCGATGTTTAGTTAAAAATAGTAATATTCTTATGTTTGACGGATCAATCAAAAAAATAGAAGATATTACAATTGGAGATAGTGTTTGCACATTTAATAATAATCAAATAAAAAAAGGTATAATTGAAAAATTATTTGATAACGGAATCCAAGATGTTTATAAAGTTAGATTATTTGATGGTCGAGAAATAGAATGTACGGATAATCATCCGTTTCTAATAAGTGTTGGTAATAAATTATTTTACAAAACTATACAGGACGGACTTACTGTTGGAAATAGATGTTTGGTTATAAAAGAATATAAAAAATTTGGCACATATCATAATATTGATGAGGCTAAATTATTAGGATATTTATTAACAGGCGGATATATAAATTGCGAATCTAATCAAACGCCCAAATTTACCAGTTGTAATTATGATTACATATTGGACGTTCAACAATTGATACAAAAATTATTTGGATATAATGGAACAATAAAAAAACGGAAAAATGCAAACGCTTATGATATTTGGCTTACCAACGGAAATAAAGGAAAAAAAAATAGAGTAAAACAATGGATTTTAGAAAATAATTTATCAGGAACTAAAGCAAAACATAAGAAAATATTGAATTATATAAAAAAATATAATTCAGAATCTTTATCTTATTTTATAAATAGAATTTTTTCTGGTGATGGTTGTATATCTCTGAATATTAGAAAAGATAGAATAAGTTTTGGGAAAGCAATTGATATAAATTTAACATCATGTAATTTAGAATTTTTGAAGGATTTTAGATCAGTACTTTATAAACTTGGAGTAAATTCTAAAATAAAAAAGGAATTGAAGAAAAGTCCCTCTTCTAACAAAATTTGTTTAAATTATAAATTATATTTTAGTGATTCTTATAGTATAAAAAATTTCTTATCTTTTGTTGGAAATGTATATGGAAAAGAAAAAAATTGCATAGAAGCATTAGAAGAACTCGATAAAAGATATTCAACGTTAATTGAGAAAACAGATAATAATTTTTATACCTCAAAAATATCAAAAATTGAATATGTTGGTAAAAAACAAACATATGATATAACTGTAAAAAGATATCATAACTTTATATCTGACGGAATAATTACTCATAATTCAGGTAAAAGTGTTGTTATGTGCGCGGATTGTCTTTGGTGGGCATCTGTCTATCCAATATTAAGAATGATTAAAAATAAAGAAAAAAATCAAAAACCTTTTAGAATATTAGTGTTTGCTCCTTATGAATCTCAAGTAGATGAATTATGGAATACATTTATTCAATTAATTGGAGATTCTCCTTTATTAAAAGATCAGATTGAAAAAATTAGGACATCTGATACGCATCTAATACAATTTAAAGGAACTGGAAATAATAAAGGAAGTACTATCGAAGGATATACAATAGGAATTAGTTCATCAAATCAGGGAATTTCTCTCAGAGGTCTTTGTTTAGCAGAAGATACTAGAATTACTATGGTAAATGGTATTACTAAAAACATTAATAATATACAAGTTGGAGAAAAAATAATAGCATTTAATGAAGAAATAAACTTGTTTGTTGAAGATGAAATAGAATTAATTGCTGATGAACAGGAAAAAGAATTATTTGAAATACTTTTGCAATCAGGAAAAAAAATTAAGTCTTCAAAAGATCATAAATTTTTGACAGATAATGGTTGGAAAAAATTATCAGAAATAACTTTATTTGATAAGATAAAAACAGTTGATTATATAATTAAAATAGGTATTAGTTCCAATAAAATAGATCCTTTATATGATAAAATAATTTCGATTAAATCTATAGGAATAAAAAAATGTTATGATATTACTACTAAAAAATATCATAACTTTATAGCAAACGGAATAATTACTCATAATTCAGGAGATTTAATATTTATTGATGAAATGGATTTTATTCCAACAGCAATTATGGAACAAATTCTTATACCTATTACTACTACACATCCAGATTGTAGGTTTAGAATATGTTCTACTCCATCAGGTGCTAGAGAATTATATTATAAATATTGTACACAGGCAAAAGAGAGAGGTTGGTATCATTCACATATTCCATCTTGGCACGTTAATAATGAAAATTGGATGAGTCAACAACAAGCATTAGATTTAGGTCTACCAATTACTAAAAGTTCTGAATTTCAGGTAAAAAGTGTTACTAGTTCTGATAATTACTCGCGCGAGTATGGGGCAGAATTTGGAGAGGAATATGGAGGAGTTTATAAACACCATTTAATACATAAATCTCTTGTAAAATATGGAAGAAATATTGACATTAGTGATCCTCTTGTTTTTAATCCAGAATTTCAACAAAATGTTTTACATAAATATATTATTGGTGTAGATTGGAATAGTTATATTAATGGTGGTCAGATAGTTGTTTTAGAATTTTGTACAACTCCTACTTTTGTTAATTATTTCGATGATGATAAAAATCAAGAAGTAACTATTGATTTTACAGGAAGATATAGACTATTCTATAGAAAGAGTATTAAATCCAAGGACGCAACACAACGACTTACTAGACAAGAAATTATAAGATTACTAACTTACTATAAAATTGATTATTTATATGTAGACTATGGAGCAGGGGATACTAATATAGAAGAACTAACACTTTATGGACGTCAGCATCCAGAATTAAATCTTTCTCAAAAATTAAGAGTTATTGATAGTGGTGCTGTAGTTGAGCATTATGATCACGTTATTCAAAAGATGGTTAAAAAAAGAAATAAATCACTTATGATTAATTTCTCTGTATTATCATTAGAAGAGGGAATGTTTGTTCTTCCTAAAGAAGAAGATACAGACACTAGACTAATTGGACAGATGCGTAATTATATTGTTAAACATGTTACAGCCAGAGGTGAGTATGCCTATGAGGGGGAAGATCATATTCTTGATGCTTTTAATTTAGCAGTATATGGATTCCAACAAAATTTTGGTCAACTTTTAACCTCTAGAGTTACATATCAAATTAATTTATTTCCAGATCCTCGGGCACAAATGTATCCTCAAAGAGCATCTACTGTGAATGGTCCAATTCCAATTACAAAATTTAAATCTAATGGAACTTATAATATGCCAATTAGAGATCCTGATAAACCAATACAAGTTCAATCACCACGAAGAGGATTTTTACCAGGAATTGGTTCAAGACAAAATATTTCTCAAGGATTTGGAAGGAGAAAATTTTAATTGGCTAATACTGATTTTAAAATAGTAGATTTTATTAATAAAGAATTACCTACCGAGATTTTAGAACAATTACGTGTTGCTGATAGAATTCAATATATTCTAAAACCCACTTCAACATCTGCTGTTTCTACTTCTGAACAAAACTCTGATTCAACATCAGATTCAATAATTACAACTGATGATATTAATAAAGATATTGATGCTTTAGTGGATGAAGTTAAAGAATTAGAGAATTTGGTAGAACAATTGGAAGATATGGTAGACGAACATTTAAAAGATATGAGTATTCCACCAACTAATGAAAGAATTGCAGAAGCAGTTAAAAATTTAGGATGTGGAGACGGAAATATAACCAAAGACTGTCTAGATAAGGCATTAGCTATAATGGATTATTTTCCAATGATGTCATTAGGAACAGATCCAGTTTTGGCTGCATTAATTGGAAATGGAACAGTTGAAGGACCGTGGTTAGATTGTAATGAAATAACTTCCAATGTAGCAAAATTATTAAAAACAACCCCAAGAAATGATTATGAAGCCGACACATCAATTAAAGATCAATCAACTGAAATTGCAGATAAACACGAAAAACGAATGTTTGAAATGATGTTAGAAACTCTTTTAATGTTGTGGTGGAATATGCTTTGGCCTAAAACTGTTGTTGATGCTACTATAATTAATCCTATACGACTTTCTGTAGCAAATCCAACCGATAGTCTAATTGGTTTTTTCTCAAAAACCGACACTGACCCAGTTAAAAAGCGATTTAAAAAACCATCTCCAGAATGGTTAGCCAGGCACGGGCTTGTTAATAAAATATTAACCAGATTAAGAGTTCGTTTACTTTGTATTCCTTATAAGATATATCCTAGATACAAACCTATGGTTGAAATCATAGATGAAAAAGGAAATAAAGTAAATTGCAAAGATATAATTGGAGATTGTCCAACTCCTCCTGAAGAAAAAGAATTCACTGAAGATAATAAACAAGCAATGACGCAAATGGGTAGTATGTTAGATGAAATTAATGGTGGCGATTATTGTTTTAATAATGCAGCACTTTTACAAGGAATTAATACCGATCTACCCAAAGGTTTTGGAACCTCTCCAGAATGTGTTAAATCCGCAAAAATAGTATTAGATGCAGTATTAGCAAACGCATTAACTCCTCCAGATGGATCTAAAGATCCAGCAGGAGCATCATCAACAAAATCGACTATTTTAGGAGTAACTTAATTATGTATGTAAAAAATGATGGATATGTGGCTGGTGCCGTTTTATTATTACCACAAATTAGAAAATTAAGAGAGATAGTGGAGTTTGAAAAATTTCAATGTAGAATTTTACGAGATGATAATAGAACACAGGAATTTAAAATTAAAACCGAAAAATTAAAAGATAAAATTTATACTTTTAGATTTAATAATCCAGAAGTTAATAAAATAACACTCGAAGGTAAAAAGGAAATAGAGAATGGCTCTAAATAATAAAGAAGCTAATTCTAATATAGATATAGAACAATTTTCTACAGGTGTTAATGATGTATTAGGAAAAGTACAGAATCCAACTATAGCCTTGACTAAACCTGGACAAGAATTACAAAAAAGAGTTGGATTATTAAAAGAAATGGTTAATAATCTTAATAAACCAATTCTTAAAGCACTTGCTACTGATATGCTTACTGTAATGTCGTCTTGGTTAAATGATCCACAAGTTTTATGTTGTCTTATTCAAGGTATATATGCTGCTTATGTAGCAAAAAATACTAAATTAACTGACGGTAATCAATTAAAATTAGCAGATACTAATTTTGGTAAATTTTTAGATACAATGATTGCTTTTATTGATTTTATTATCATTTTTTTAACTGAAGATTTAAAACTAAAAATTCCATCATTTTTTATTCCAGATTTTATAAAAGAAATAATGTCCACTTTAATGGGTGCTATTTTATTAATTCTACAAGAAACATCTTTTGCTATTAGAGATTCTGTTATATCAATGATATTTGAATGGATGGATACGTGGGATACAGAACAAACTTGGTCTAAATGTTTACCTTTAAAACAAATGATTAATATACTTAAAAAATACGTTAATGATTATGGCATTCTAGCTGATATTTTTGAAAAAATTAAGGGTTATGTTGGTGGTATGAGAGTTGGAGTTGAACTTGCTTTAGAAAAGATTACACCAAATGTTAAAGATTTAGAATTTCTATATTGGTTACGAGATTTATTGATTAAACTTAAAAAAGCTGTTCTTAATTTTGATTTTTGTGTAGATTATACCTTTTTTAATAATTCTATTAATGGTGTTCCTGGAGAAGAAAAATTAATTCGAACCGTTCTTGGCCAGACCCCAAATATCGAAAATGTTTTTGATCCAACTCTGAATATTAATAATCCGAACGACATACAGAACTATACTATAGGAGCAGATGGAACTATTTTATTAAATAAAGAATCTAACTCAAATTGGATTCCTAGGGTTTCAAATACTTTTTTAAGAGAATTTATAAATAAAGAATACGGAATTCCTTATGAGGTTATAGAAAATACTATTACTAGAGGTTCTTCAGCAGATCACGTTCAAGGAACAGATATTACATCTGATAATCAATATCTAATTGACAAGTGCGTAAATACTCCAACAGCTCAAGAGACTTTACGTTGGATCTTGAATATTAAGTCGAGATAATAAGAATAGATGAAAAGTAGGTAATAAATGAATATATCTTTTAAATCAATTTTTAAAAGTTTTGTTGTAGATAAGCCTCAACAAGTAGTTCCATTTTATCCAACAGTTTTAGAAAATGGAAATTTTCAGGATAAAAAAGATATTGAAGATCCTACAGCAAAATTTGCAGGACCAGTTCATATTGGAACAATATTTAAATCAAAAGTTCAGAGGTCTAATGTAAGTTTTAATAAATCTGAATATGATTTACCAATGATAGCAAATGCTGTACAACTAGATGGAATTTTAAGAAGAGCTGTTAATATTTTTGTTGAACACGTATTAAAAAATGGATTTGAATTTAGTTCTAAAAATGACAAAATACAAAAACATGTAAATAGAAGAATTAAAGAAATTCAAAATCTAACTGGGATAACTTTTTCAGAATTACTTAATCAAATTACTACGCAATTAGTTACTTATGGAAATGCTTATGTTGTAAAAGTTAGAACAAAAGATATTTCTAAATTTGGAAAATCATATTATTTATATAATAGAGAAAGTAATCCAATTGTTGGACTTTTTGTTTTAGATGCATCTACAATGGAAGTTGGTTTAAATCCCCAGGGATGTGTAACTACTTATAAACAAACTATTCGAGGTGAAGCTAGGGAGTGGGATGAACGAGATATTATACATTTTACTTATAATAAAATTCCTGGAACACTTACTGGTCAATCTCAAATACTTCCTGTTCTTGATGACGTTAGAGCCTTAAGAAAATTAGAAGAAGAAATTGAAATATTAGGATTTCAATATTCTATTCCATTATATTTATATAAAGTAGGAAATAAAGATATTCCCGTTGCTCCAGGTGAATTGGATGCAGTAAGTTCTACTATAAATAATATGCCTGCTTATGGAATGTTAGTTGTTCCAGGACATCATTCAATTGAAATTCCCGCCAATGCAAATAATGTTCTAGATATTATTAAATATGTTGATCACTTTAAACAAAGAATTTATAGTGGTCTTGGTGTTTCTCCTGTGGCAATGGGTGAAGGAGATACTTCTAATAGAGCAACCAGTGAAGCACTAGATGCTTCAATGCAATCTGTTACCAAAGCATATCAACAAATCGTTAAAAATAAAATTGAAATGGATATAATTAGGGAAATTCTTCTAGATGGTGGTTTTAAAAATATTGAAGATGAATTAGAATTTAATTTTCCTGAAATAGATTTAGATAATCAAATTAAAAAAGAAACACACATTATTGCAAAATGGCAAAATAATATTATCACCAGAACTGAAGCTAGAAACGAAATGGATTATGAAATAAATGTTGATGATAAAGATACGTTTCTACATATAGTTGATATACCTAAAATTGAAGCTCAAGCAAAAGCACAAGTTAAAGTTATACAAGCTAAAGCCGCTGCAATGCCAGAATCTACATCAAAAGGTACGGGTGAGTCGGAAACTGTACCTGCTCTACCAAAACCTAATGCTGGCGGTCATTCAGTAACAAAAGTTACTCATAAAGTTATTGCTCCTCCTCAAAATAAACAAGCAAAATCTACAAGTAACAAAGTTGCTCCAGCTAATCAACACGGTAAAAAAGTAAGACCAAAATATGTTAAAAATGAAGTGGATAATCTATTCGATGGATTATCACTTTTTAATAAAGAAGAATTTTGTACTAATCTTCATAATGACTTAAAAATGCATTTATTAGAAGAATTGGATTATACTATAGATAATATGTGTAGTTTCTATCACATGGAACAACCAGAAAAGAAAGATAATATTCTTGATTTATATTTTTCTGGACTTAATTTAATTATAGATGATAGAGTTGGAAGAGCTATTAAATTATTAGATGATGATGTTAAATTAAGTTTATTTTCGGATCAAACTAAAGAGTTTTTTGATAATCAATCTAATAAAATTGAAAATTTAGCAAAAATTTTGATGTGCAAGTCATTAGGATTCAAGACTATACTAATTACATCAGATGAATGTTTAACACATTCAGATGTTAATTTAAACATTAATCAAATGGATTTTTCTAAAATACCACCATTTGGATATAAATGTAAGTGTAAAATAGATGAAGAGATTTTTAATGAATTCAAATATTCCTGATTCTGTAGATGTAAAATTAAAAGCTTCACATTTTGAGTATATTAATAGAAATGCTGTTAGATATACTGATAAGGCAGTTAAAAAAGGTACTCCCTCTTGGTTAACTCCTTATAATAAACCACAATTGGTAATGCACAATAAAACTAGTGATCCAATTGGTAGAATAATAGATTATAAAATAATTAAATTAAAAGATACTTCTTCTGAAGAACCTCCCAATTACATTCAATTAACTGCAAGAATTACTGATAAAGATGCTATATCCAAAGTTTTAGATGGACGATATAACACAGTTTCTGTAGGATCTAGAACATCTAGAGTTTTATGTAGTGAATGTAACCAGGTAATTACTGAAGATGGACTTTGTGATCATAAAAAAGGATCATATAATGAAAAGGGCGATATAATTCACTGGATAATAGACCAATTGGATTATACTGAATGCTCTTTTGTAAATGAACCAGCTGATGATTATACTAAAATCGAAGAAATTAATTATGGTAAAGGTTGGATTAAATTTAATGAATTTCTTGATAATAGAACAAAATTACTGGCTGAACTTAAACTGGAGGATTGCATGTCACAACAGACGGATGCTAAACTTAGTACAGAAACTAGGAATAAACTGCCTGAAAGTGCATTCTGCGGTCCTGGAAGATCTTTTCCTGCCCACGATAAAGCCCACGTTACTGCTGGACTTAGACTTCTGAATAAATCAAACTTTTCAGATGCTACTAAATCTAAAATTAAAGCGTGTTTGTATCGTAAGGGAAAAAGATATGGTATCGCACCATCCACGGATGAACTACAAGAAAATCCTGATCTACTAATAATGGGAATAGATGATGAATGGAGTCCTGAACAATTAGTAGAACTTGAAACTTTTTTTAAAGATAATCCAGATGCAGATCTTCCAAGCACAGAAGACACCGAGGATCAAACTAACACTCAAACTCCAAATCTTGAAACAACTACACTTGATATTCAAAAATTAAAGGTAGGGGAATTACGAGATTTGGTAATCAAACTTCAAAAAGATATTGAAACTTTAATTTCTATTAGTAAAGAAACTATCGAAAATAGAGATAAGAAAATAATTGAATTAGATAAAAAAATTACAGATTCTGATACAATTACAACTCAAAGAGAAGAAGAAATTAATAAATATCTAGATGAAAATGCAATTTTAAGTAAAAAATTTAGAGATTCAGTTATTTCTAATATTTTGGATCTTAAAGTGGCCGATAATAATAGTGAGGAACGCTCAAAACTTTTAGATAAACTTTCTAAAAGACAGATTGAGAGTCTCCTAGACTCATTAGATGATTTGAGAATAAATAAAATTGCAAATATGCAAACAGGTTCTGAAGAGAAAATATTAAATACAACTCTTACAGATTCTACGAATTCTGATAAAGAAAAGAAAATTCAGAATACTAACGAAGAGAATGAAGATAAATTTTCACTCTTCAATAAAGATAGAAGTCAAATAACGGAGGACTAATATATGTCTATTACTAACTTTTATCTACCATTAAATCAAGGTAATACACAAAAACAAGATACTCGCACAAGACCTTCCAAATATGCTCAATCTCCTATACGTGATTGGAGATTTGAACAGAGTGAAGGTGTTAGACCTGCAGAGTATATGGGTGTGTATAAACACTTGCCAGTGGCTTTCCAAGATATAAATACTGAAGACTGGGTTGTTATTCCTAAGGGAAGAATTGTTAGTGCCGTTGGCGCTTTCAATGCTACTCCTGTTAGTGGAATAGTTCACCCGATGTCTAGTGGTTCGATTAAGATTGGAAATGCTGGAGACTATATGGGAACAGGAACTGGTGCTGTAATTGAGGCAGGAATTGATACTTCTTACTTTGGTTATGATGAACACATTGTTCAACTTTTAGTCTGGGCTAATGGTGGATCAGGAACATTTAATTATTACTATTCTAGTGATGACGTAACTGCCAAAACTAGAGCAGCAACAACGGCATTAGCTACAGCTAGTGGAGCTTTTTCACTTCCAGCCAATATTCCTATTGGTGTGGCTTTTACTGATATTTATCAAGATATTCGCGGCCAATATCTTAATTATAGAATGCACGAAGACGGATATCATGTCTTAACAGATTGGTTCGTCGAAGTTCCATTCGTAGATTATAAAGATGCTGGTTTTGCTAGTGGATGTAATCCTGCTGCGGCGTCTTGGGGCACAACCGTTACGGTCGGTACATACGCTACGTGGAGAGCTGTAAATAAACAATTTACTTATCTTGCGTTTGATAGTAGTACTGATACTGTAACCCCAGGTGCTTTAGTGTGTAGTGATGGTATTGGAAATTATAAACTTCAAGTACAACCTACATTTACTACGACTGTTGCTTCTGGTTCGCATCTAATTGGTACAGTTACAACTGTTTCGAATCCAGCATATACAAGATATAATATGCCAAGGACTCCTCAGACAGTTGGAAAATTGTTTTCACTAGATACGAGAATTCCAAAAGATAATCTTGAAAATGTGTTAACATATCCAAGATCTGGTATGCCAGGTTCACAAACTGCTGGTGTTACAAAAAATCTATTTGATTTTGCGTACTATTGTTTGTTAATTGGTAAAGGATCGGCTCAATCAGTTGAGACCGTTCAGTATGCTATTCGTGCTGGGCTTTTTGGGCTAGCTAGAATCCAGCTGCTTGTATCATAATTAAAGGAGAATAATTTATTATGGCTTACATGACAATTAAAGATCAAGTCGCCTGGGAAAGCTTCCCTAAAAAAGATGATCGCACAAAATACATTAATGTGTATGATGCTTTCACAAATCGTGGACGTCTAATAGACGATAAAGGCGATGTCGTTAAATTTGAATTAAAAGATCTTGTAACTAAAGAAGATCTTATTCGTTTTATGCCTCAAACAGTGGAAACTGTTGTGCGTGAAGCAATCGAACCGAACCTATTTATTGTTCAAAAACTATTTCAACAGATTACTATTGAACAAGGATCTAGAATTCAAATTGGTGCTTTAGGTGCAATGGAAGCTGGTAGAGTTGGTCAAGCTGGAGAATATCCAGAAAGAATGCTTGATCTTGATGGTGGAGATATGGTTGCGATTACTACTGACAAGTATGGTCTAAAAATCAGTCTAACCGAAGAGGTTGTACAGCAAAACCAATTTGATGTTATTAACGTATGGCTCCGTGCTGCTGGTAAAGCAATGGCACGTTGTAAGGAAAGAATTGCAGCAAAACTGATTAACGAGATGGGTTACAAAATCTTTGATAATGTAACTCCAACTACATCGTATGCTGGAATGACAACTGGAAGAGATATTACTGGTCTTGCTAATGGATCAATGACATCAACAGATGTATTTGAACTATATGCATATCTTCTAAATAGAGGATTTTCACCAGATACTCTTCTAATGCACCCTCTTGCTTGGAAAACATTTGCAACTGATCCAGAAATGCGTGAAGTTGTACTTGCTGCATCAACAATTGCACAAGTTAAGGGTGGACAAATGGCTCCTAATTGGGGAACTGCTCATCGAGGTTATGGTTTGAGAACTACTGGTACTGGTACTGAAACAACTGCTGGTAACACTATCAAAGGACCTAACGCTTGGTCACAGACACTTAATCCATTAGGTGCTACATGGCAGATAGCTCCAACGTATCTACCTTCACCTATCCAAGTTATCGTTACAAATTATGTTCCATTTAGTTATGGATCACAAGGTATTGAGAGAATGGATACTGGTTGCACAACTAATGTTATTATGGTTGATTCCGATAACTGTGGTGTAATTGGTCAAAGTGAACAGGTAAGAACTGATCGTTGGACTGATCCAGAGAGAGATATTCTCAATATTAAAGTTCGTGAAGCATACGGATTTGCAGTACTTGAACAAGGTAAAGCAATTGCTAAAGCAAGTAATATTGCTATCGCACGTAACTACAACTTTAACAATGTTAATACAGTCACACTTGCAGGCTTGACTTTAAGTGGAGTTCCAAGTGGATGGGTTTCTGGAGCAACTACTCTTCCGTAATAGATTAGTAATGTTTACAGTGTAAATAAAGGGGAGCAGAACAATCTTGTTCTTCTTCCCTTTTTTAAAATTAAGGAGAAAGTTTTATGGCAAAGGAAGTAAAAGGAAAAAGAGAAGAATTTAAATTACCAAAATATTTAAGATTGGATAAAGGATCAATGTGGTTTGATTTAGATGGAGAAATGGCTTCTGGTATTAAATTATATGCGGTTCAAAATATTTTAGTTGGAAGAACACCTGGTAGTAAAGAAATTGTAAAAGATGAATTTGATAATAATAATCTATTAAATTATGGAAAGATACCATCAAATCTTCCATGGTATATTGATACTACAAAAATTCCAAATGAAAAATTATCTAGGATTTTATTAGCATTTAAAAATGGAATATTAGTTGAGACCAATATAGAAAATCCTCCAAAACCATTTGTAAATAAAGACGATAGAGATTTTAAATATATTAAAGATGGCGATAGAATATTTAATGGTAAAAATAAAGAAATATATGTTAGACTACAACAACTTAACTTTGATAGATTAAGAAATTTTATTAATGAAACACCTAAGAACGAAACTGGTCGACAAAATTTAATGGATATGTTTGAATATGAAAAGAAGGGTTATAATCCTTTAAGTCGTCCACGATTCGAAGTTCTAGAACTAATTAGATCTAAATTAAGGGAATTTGGAAACGGAATAAGTGTTATAAGGAAGAATGAGGACTAATAACAATGTCTTTAAAAATCACTGGTCATTATCCAAGTATAAATTCTACTGGTGTAATGAGAAACGAAACTATTAGGATATATTTTAATACTCCTATTGAACCTTCTACAATTACTTGGGACACTATTTCTGTTCAAGAAAAGAGTAGTTTTACAACTTTAGTTGGTACACTTGGTGCAGTTTGGACTTCAAGTGGAACTGTATTAGAAGCAGATTTTATTCCAACTCTAACTATGTTACCGAATAACGAATATTCGGTATATGTTTTTGGGGCACCTAATAGTATTATTGCTAAAGACGGAACATTATTAAACGATACTTATTCTTTTGATTTTGTTACAGGAACTGGATATTATGACTCTAGTGGAAATATTGGTGTACCTTCAGGAATAACTTCTGGAGTTTATACAGATATAACATTATCTGGAATTAATATAATAGATCAGGCAAATATTAATAGTTTTTCAATATATAGTACTATTCCGCAAAATCAACAACCAAATGTTAATTTAATATTAAATGAAATACAAATGGTTTTTACTGGAAACATTACATCTACCTCACAAGAAATAGTAGATAAAATTACTATTACAGAGGAAGAAGTTTTATAAATCACATAAGTGATATTTTGATTAAAAAGAAAGAAATTAATAAGGAGATTTTCAATGGATATTATAACAAATGCATGTCAAGCGCTTCTAGGTTCTGGACTTCTTCACTGGGGAACGGATACAATTTACGCTTGCTTGTATGGTTCAGGTGCCGCTTTTACAAAAGATACTGTTGCTTATAGTGCTACTAATGAGTTAGCAACTAACTATGGTTATACACAAAAAAATTACGCGTTAGCAAGTAAGACTGTTACTTGGGATGATGCAAATGATCAAATTATGTATGACTGTGCTGATCTTACGTGGACGGCAAGTGGAGGCGACATTGGTCCAGCTAGATACTGTGCTATGGTTCACAGTGGTGAAAGTAAA